GTAGAAGCTGGTGCCATCAGTCAGGATCCGCGCGCTATCACCCGGGTTGAACACCAAAGACGCTTGGCCGTTGATGAGCTCGCCGCCAGACGGAGCAATCGTAAGGCCGCCTGAGCCGGAGTTGCGCGCGTCGAAGAACCAGTCGTTTCCGACCGCAGCCGCTGACGGCATCGTGAACGTACCAGCGCCGCCGTTCCATACGAGGACGCGAGCACGATCTGAGGACGTGAGCGTGTAATTGGCAGACAGCAATGTCGTTGGCGCGGCTTGATTGAGCGTCGTGGTAATGGCCTTGAGGCCAGCCCCAGCCAGCGCGCTCGCGGACGGGGACGACGTACCTGCACCATATTCAATTGCGCGCCATGTGCCGTTTACGGTTGCATTGCCGATCATGTAGATCTGCCATGCTTCACCGGAGGCAATCGTCTGGATCGTGTTGCCGCTGTTATCAGCGACCGTGAACGAGAACGCGCCGACGTTGAAGAACAGCGCCGTTTCGCCGACCGAAGCCTGAGTGGCGTCAGGCATGCGGATCGTGAGGCTGCCCGCAGATGGCGTGACATCCATGATGGACGAAACGACGTCGGTGTTGGTGGCGACTTCAGTCGGCCATGTCAGCGTTACGTTGGCAGTCAGCGCAATGGCGCGATAGCTGACGTTTGCAGCGTAAATGTTTGTACCGCCAAAAGTGTTTGTGAAACTGGGCACCTTTAATCCTCCCTGCGGATGATGCCACGATCAGCAATCTGGCGGATATCTTCGCCGTTCAGCGCGGCGACGGATCGGTCGTAGAATCCTTGCCAGATCGGGATGATCTCTTCGTTCTTGAGGAACGGGGCGGCCTCCATAAGCGAGGCGTAGAGCAAGGCGTTTGGCGCGTATTCCGTGAACCAGTTCGTTTGAACGTCGTCACCGAGAAGCGGCGGCAGTTCATAATAGATCAGTTCGTAAGGGAACGGGGCGTTCGGTGTAGGCGCGAAGAACCAGTGCGAATAATCATAATCAGCATAAAACCTCGGCGTTCCGGTTAGCGTTTGGTTCGGCCAGTACTGACGTATATATTCATACGCGCGCGGGAAGACTTCCTGCGTGACGTTGTAGCCAGCGCCAGTGCCAACCCGGATGCTGACGGTTTCGCGCCAGCGATCTGGCTTGGAATAGGTAGCTTCTCCCTGAGTCAGGGTCGACGACACGACGGTGACGGTTCCCTGAATCTTCAGTTCACGGGCAAGGCGTCGCTCAGCGAGACCGATAAGACTGGGAAGCTGGAGGTAGACCGAAGGATCCGTCGCAAGCGTTGCCCCGCGCTCCAGATAATTCCGGAGGTCGTTCAGCAAGCTGCTATAGGTCATCGCTGTGGCCATGATGCGACCTTATACCACTTTCAGGGGGCTACGCCAGCAGGACAATCTGATTCGCACAAGCAAACCCATTTGCTGTTATGGGCCTCTACCGCCGCTACTGTCTCAGCCGTATCTTTAGTGGCGTCATAGCCAAGTGGCCGGGCAATCGCGCAGTAGCTATTGATGGGAACGGTCGAAACGGTTGCGCAGCCGCTCATCGCGGACAGGGTCAGGCACAGCGACAGCCGCCTCACCAAGTTCAATTTGGTGTTTAATGACATCGTCCATTTCCTTAACCGCTTCCTGACGCCCCTGTGTCTGCAACTTCACGTCCCTCCTGTGGGTAAACAGGCGGTCAAGTAGCGACAGCAGGAGCGTCAGGAGTTTAATCACGCGCTAGGCTTCTCTGCCAAAACAACGGCAACCAAGCCAGCAACAGCGGCAATAGCTGACGATGCAGCGGTGTACAGATCGCTGGAGATACCAAAGGCCAGCGCAAGGCCCGACAGGCCGGCGTAGGTTGATGGCTCCTTGAGCCGCGTCAGGATGAAGGTTACGATATTCATATCACTCTCCTAATGGGTATTGCTTCCACGGTAATTCCCAATGTGGTCCGTCTTTGAAATTTCGCCAGTCACCGCCCCAAGTGATGGGGACGTTTTCATGCGCTGCAGCGGCCTTCACCACCTTAGCCAGCCGGTGATAAAGTGGCCAGTCCCAAGCCACACTGCCACTTATCATTGGCGCCAGATCAACAGCATGCCCGGTCAGGTGCCGAGAATTAAGCGTTCTGGTGGCTTTTTGTGCCAGCAGTTGCTTCTGACGATCCAAGTTGCGCCACCCTTCCAGCACAGCAAAATCCAGACTGGACATAACGGCGGTGCGGTGGACGACGCGGACTAGATCTGGATGCACGTCCGTAAGGCGCGAGATAGACCGGGGACCGAGAGTAATGCTCATTGCGTAACGCCCATGCGTTTTCCGTACCGGAAGGTATAATACCACAAGAGGTCGATCATAGACCAGCCTTTCTGCGCTTGTACGTCAGGAAGGCCGCGCCTTCTTGCACGTCCTCGAACACGCTGACCGCCGGGGCAGCGCCGTTGCGCGGCGTGATGGCCGTGACCACTGACTGTCCGCTGCGCTGTTCTGCAAGCTGACCTTTCAGCGCGTAGTCGTCGGACTCTTTGTAACCCTTGGCGCGCACCAGCGTGTACCGCCGCCCGCCAGCAAACTCGCCTTGACCGGTGCCAAAAGTATGCCTGTGAAACGCTGCGTAGATGTCGGCATGTTCGTCAATCATTGCCGCCCGCTTCAGGCCGTGCAGTTCATTGTACATCGAATGGCCTTTGAAGTCGTGCCGCGCCCAGACACGGGTGACGCCGCCGCATGGTGAGATTAATTGTAGCTTGGCGTCCCAATCGCGCATCAGGATGCGTTCGGTGTTCATGCCGTCGAAGATGCGTTTGCCGTAGTTCCATGTGTCATGGTTGCCCAGAATCCACAGCAGCCAATCAACGCCCAAGTCCTTCAGCGCCCACTCGACCAATTCCCACCCCTCTGACACCGTGGCGGATTGTTCGCCGTAAAGGCGCTCCAACTTGCCGACCCAGTTGTTAATTGAGTCCCCGCCGTTTGCGCCATACAGCCCTTCGGTTTCCGCGCAGGTTGTGGCGTCACGCTCAAAACCAATCAGATCGCAGTACGGATCGTCGAGGTGTGGATCCCCAAACCAACAGATACCATACGGCCCTTTGATTGGTATCCGCACGGTCTGCCATGCTTGCGCCTGCGCGTGCGCAATCCGCAAGGCGTTGCGCTTCTTCATCAACGCCAGCCGCTCTGCGAACGGCAGATCAGACGGCGGCAGCGGGTCTGCCTTGGGTCTGTCGAGCGATAGTATGGCGGCTGCCCGCGCCGCATGACGGCGGCAGGCGTTCTGCACAGCCGCCCGGCTCATCCCCAAGGCAAGGGCGGCCATGTTCTGGCTGCCATGCTCGACCGCAGCATCCGCTATTTTGGCGTCTTGTTCTGGGTCAATGTCATACTGATTGACTGCCATAAATCACCTTGTGAAGCAGCCTTTCAGACAGACTGCGGTGGTTAGCTAATCTTGAGCACGATAGTGAGTAGCAGCATGATGATCGTGCCCGCCGCACCAACGCCGATGTTTTCAAGGCGTTTAAGACGGGCGCACAGGCCGTCATAGCGAATTGCACACACCTCCTCATGGGTGTTTAGCCGGGCCTCAGTCTGGTCAATTTCAGCCATAAATAATTCCGCTACCTAAGATACCGCAGCTTATAGATGGCGTCGAGGTAGACACCGGTCACGTTGTCAATCCGGTTCCCAACGGCGCGGTTGCCTTTGCAGATCTCTTCGTGATGCTCCTCAATCCACTTAGCGTCAGCCTCTAGGCATTTCAGGCTATCGCTCATCGTCTGCTCGGGAACTGGGATGGCTTTAATGAGATCAAACGCACCCTGATACGCCTCAACCAGCGGATCGATGCTGTCGATCACGCCGTCATAGAATTCGCCCAGAGCTATGTGCTTGGCATAACTGCCCTCACCCTTGGCGCGCCAATGCTCGAAGTGCGCCAGATTGCGTGCATAGAAAACGCGTGAGATAAGCTCCTCGATCATTAGGCGATTCGCATCACAGGGCAGAAGATCGACGGAACTGCCGGAGCGATGGCCCCGACAACAAAAGCTTCAACCGTTAC